GGCGAGCAGTGGTGTGGCGAGTTATAGTAATCTCCTACTGGTATCTGGGAATCTCTCTACCGTATCTGGGAATCTTAATACTGTAAGCGGAAATCTCAATACTGTATCTGGTGTGGCGGGAGCTGCAATGCCGAATGCCTCCGGTTCCCTTCAGTCGCTCATGACAGCCTGGATTCTTGCCCTCCCTACCACCCCCTCCACTGGAGCATCCAGCGGATGGTGGAACAACTCCGGCATGCCCACCTATTCCTAAGCGCGCTTTTGTCTATCTGATTCTCTGCGCAGCAGGGGCATAATACCGGGATGGGAGGCCTTGAGAAAATGACAGACGCTAATGCGACCCGGCCCGAGCCGATTGTCCGCATCTCCAAATATCTTGAATCTCTACGGGGCACCCACGACGAGGTCTTCTCGCGGTTGATTCGTCTGGAATCCCGCGTCCAGGCCCGTACCAAGGCCTCCTGGGATGCCCTCCTGGAGGAAATCAAAAGCCGCCCCATGACGGGCTATTAAGGATCCAAACCTAAATGCCCAACAATAATATCTCCTTTGGCGGCAATGTGATCTTTGAGCCGGGTGTCTATTACCAGGACAACGTAACTCAGTATTTTGTCCCCGCCAATCAGCTCACCCTGCCGCTGATTTATATTGGCTATGCTTATAATGGAGCCTCCGGGCAATCCTATACCTTCAATACCCCGGCCCAGCTCCTTTCCTTCATTCAGGGCGGTCCGGCTTCCGGCTATGTGAATGCCCTCATGAATCCGAGCCCGAATCTCGTGGGCTCCAACAATATCACCTTCATCCCTGTGGGCACCAATACCCCTGCCACCCAAACTCTGCTGAATACTAATGGCAGTGGTGCGGTAACGCTGACTGCCGCCACCAGCGGTATTCCGAGCAATCTCGTGCAGGCTGAGGTTACGGTCGGCTCTCTCTACCCGACCTGGACCTCCAACCTTACCCTCTTCAACGGTAATACAAACGCCACCCTCACGGGTAATAATCTAGGTGTCCCTTTCCAGCTCGCCTACACCGGCACCGCCACCGGCTCTGTGAGCTACCAGGTCTCGGGCGCAAGCGGCAATGTGACGAACTTCATCGTCAGCAGCCCGAATACCGGGGAATCCTTCAATATCCCCCTCGCGAGCGGCAATTACTCAACCGTCACCCAGGTTGTTGAGTACCTCAATGGCACGGGGTTCTATTCTGCCAGCCTGATTTCCGACACGGGCGGCCTTCTGCCCTCTAGCTGGCTCAGCCCCACTGGCGCGACCAGCCTCACCCTCCCTACCACCGCCGCCCTCACCTATAGCCCCGTGGTGGCAGATCCTTACGATACCCTCTTCTGGATCAATCAATATGGGAATACAATCGCTACAGCGGCCCTCGCGAGTGGCGCGCAGGCGGGTATCCCGTATGCCACCCAGAGCCTGACGCATTTCAATGGTGGAACCTCGACCCCGCCTACCAATGCCTCCTACGCGAGCGGTTTTAATCTTGCCCTCACGCTGCCGGGCTGGGTGGTGTTTGCGGATAATAATTCCTTCGCGGTGCAGATCCTCGGAGCCCAACATGTCGAGACCGCCTCTATGCCGGTTAATGGGGCGAATCGGCGATTCTTCACTGGGTCTTCTGTGGGCGATTCGGTGGCCACCACCCTCAGTAATGCGGCGGGGATGAATAGCCTGGAATCCTGCTACGTATATCCGGGCCTCAAGATCCTCAACACCACCACCGGACAGCTTCAGACTTTTGGTGGCTTGATGGGGGCCGCTATGGCGGCGGGTATTGCGAGCGCGAATCAGGTTGCCCTGCCCCTTACCAATAAGAGCCTCAATGCCCAAGGGGTCGAGCTCAATCTTACCAGCAGCCAGATCAACCAGCTTCAGATCGGCGGCATTATGCCGATCGGTCTGAGTGGCTCGAATAACACCACCCCTACCATCATTAGCGATCAGACCACCTGGCAGGTCGATTCTAACCCTCTGAATGTCTTCACCCAGCAAGTGGCTTGCCGGTGGTGGCTCGCCTATACGATGCGAAATGCTCTCCAGCCCTATGTGGGCCAGATTGCGAGCCCCGATACCCTGACGCAGATCGCCAATGCCGCCAAGGCGGCCCTCAATTCAAGCGTCTATACTCCGGGCTCTCAGGGGGTGCTGGCGAGCTGGGATGCGAGTAGCTTGGTTGTCAGCTATAATGGTGCCAGCCAGCAGGCCTCCGTGTCTGCGACTGCGACCACGGTTGGGGATATCCGATTCATCACAGAAACTCTGACTTTGCAATTATTTAGTGGAACTGTTTCGGGGGTCGCTTAATTCAGCTTTCTGATTGAACTAAGTCTGGACCCCTGAGGAGCAGATAGTGCCTCTTCAAGGGTCCAGCCCGTATCAAGTCTATTCTTCAAGGCTGCTTGAGTTATTCCAATCTCCTTAGCCCATTCAGACTGCAATTTAGTTTGATTATTGTATGTAAGCCAGATACTTGACGTTCTATTTCGATTTTGCTCCCGAATGGTTGCCCATTTGCAATTTTCAGGCGTATAGTCGCCATTAACATCGATGCGTTCTAGTGTATGACCATCTGGGCATTGACCCATATCATACATAAAATTTTCAATATTCTTCCATCTTTCACAAACAGAAATACCACGTCCACCATATCGTGGATAATTTCTATTAGTTGGATCTTCACAACGCTTAAGCATTTTCATCCAACTATTATATTCTTTCGTACCACTGAAACCGTGTGTTTTAGGTCTTCCGATGCCTTCTTGAGGCTGTTTTTTATTTGTTTTATCCTTTTTATGCACGGGTGTTGTGAGGGCATCACTATCCGACCAACCAGATAATTTTCGGGTTACTAATGTGGAGATCGATAATCCGGTAATTCGCGACCATTCAGTCCTAGTCTTGGTCATTCCCCCATGCGTAAGGAATACATTAACCCGTTTATTTGAATTTTGTTCTTGGCGCGTTGCCCATCTGCAATTCCCGGATTCATAATTCCCGTTAACATCAATACGATCTAGGGATGTTCCTTCTGGAGGGATTCCCATATCCGCTAAGAAATTTTCTGGACTAGTTAACCATCTTTCGCAAACAAAAATACCCCTACCACCATAATTATGATAATTGGAGGATTCCATTTTAGTGCATCGTTCAATCATGCTTTTCCATGATTGATACCACGGTTGACCATAAAATCCGTGGATTTTTGCTTCACCAAATTCCTTGCACGTCTCACGTTTTAGGCAGCCACAGCTCTTGACATTTTTATTATTTAGCCGACTGGTCTCAACCTCAACTACATTTCCACAGACACATTTACAGGACCAGAGGAGTCCAGCTTTAGTTTTCCTATCTGTTAGACCTAGAACAGTGAGTCTATTAAAGGTTTTCCCCGTTAAATCTATGAAATTTCTGTGCATACTTAATCTATAGCATGGTTATAATCCATCTGCAAGTCCTAGATACTAAAAATAGTCGTCTATATGTGGGGGAGATGATCACCCTTAGAATAACTTGAATAATTCGGGGATATTGAAGACAAATGCCTAGTTACAACCAATCCGCGTTAAACTACGCATCGCAGAACGCAAACGCAGTAAAAATTCTCATTGGCGACGTAGTGGTAGCCTATGCCCAAACCACCTCCCACTCCGTCGATATGGGCGCGCAGCAGCTCTATGGCATTGGCTCCACCAATCCCCAAGAAGTCCAGCAACTGCGATTTAGTCCCTCTATCTCAGTGGAGTTCTTCGAACTCACGGATCAGGGCATTGCCTTGCTGGGCACAGGCCAGCGCCTCCTCTATACCCTCGCAAATACCCAGGTCGATATCCACATCGTCAACGGAACGACTGGGGAACCGACCTTCACCTATGTGGGCTGTGTGGCAAATAGCTTCGCAGAAACTATCTCCACTAACTCTATCATCTTAGATACAATTTCCTTCCTTAGTTTGGACGTCCTGGACAATACCGGGACCTCAATATTACAGAGCAATTCTGTGTACGCCGTACCGTCTGCAACTTCCGTGACTGCTGGAGTCCTTGGCGGCTAAGCTCAAAGCCACACCAAACAATCAAAAGGGGGCCTAGGCCCCCTTTTCTCTTTCAGGCGAAAGCCTGATGCTTGGCCTTGACGGCCCCAAATTCCCCAGCACGGTATTTATTGATCCAAAGATACAGCAGGCCCCTCTGAATATTATTGACTCGGGCAATATCCGTCGCCCGGTAGCCATCGAGATAAAATCCCACAAGCTTGCGCTTGAAACCGAGGGTATACTGGGTGCGGTGGTCTTTACTAGCCATATTGTTCTCCAAAAAAGATTATAATTTAAGATTTTATATTCGACAACAAGAACACCATACCCATATCAGATTCCTCCGTCAAGCTAATTGTCCCTCTGCAAATGTAGATTTCTCGCCTAATCATAAAATATGACCGATCAAGCCCCCACCCAGACCACCGAAGACCTCAACCCCCTTGATTCCTACAAAATCCTCGCCAAGACCATTGAAGTCCTGAATCGGGATGAATCCTTCGAATTTCTCATCCCTTCCAGCCTCCATGAGCTGAAGATCGGCGCAATGGTCCGACGCATCCGCCGAGATGTCGATCCGATGGTCGGTGGGCCGGGCGAGGAGTATGGCTGGGATCCAATCGTCCAGATGCACACCAAGGCAATTGCAATTTTCCTTGTTTGTCTCCAGAAGACCTCCGCCCAATGGGTCTACACTCAGGATTCCAAAGGCCACCCCTATATTGATTGGCAAAATTGGCCACCCGAGCACGTTGAAAGGATTCTTGAAATCGCCCTTGCCTTCGAGAATGGTGTTGCGCGATTTCGTTCAGGACTCCATAAGGCCGCAGAATCTAAGTGATCCAATCCTCGACAAATTATGGTTTGTCGGAAAGATTTTCAATAAGCTGCCCTTTGATCCAGAGCTCCTTGATCTCCCAGTCCATCAGCTTGATTGGCTCCTAGCCAAGTATGCGGATGAGAATCCCCAAACCTTCAAACTCATCAAGGCCGGGGAGCCAGAACAGGAATCGATACCCGAAGGGCGCAAGTGGGCCGCTCAGCAGAAGGCTTGGGCGAAGGTCCTTAAGGGTAAGGCCCTCTCGAAGCATGAAAACATCGACGCCCTCCGCCCCGTTATCGAAGCCTCGGCCCGACTCAAGGCATCCAAAGGCATAGTCAGTGGGGTAGGGGTGATGAAGCCCACCGCAAGGGAATTCG